GTTTTGTGCTAAATAATGAGGTATTTGTCCACTATGTATAAGATCATTTAGTGCTAAATAATGAGGTATTTGCCCTTGATTTATTAAATCTATTTCAGATTGTGCTTTTGGACCATACCATTGCGCCTGTTGGCCATATAGTCTAGCTCTTTCTCTTTGTTCATCTAGCTCTCCTCTAAGCTTTTGAGGATACATATAATCTTGTACTGTTTTAATTGGAAACATACTGTTCACCTTTCCATATTATAATAATAATCCACCAACCACTGACCCTAATCCGCCTAATATTTTGCTAAACATATTGCCACTAGAACTATTTGAGTTAGATTTGTTCATAGCATTTGAATAGGCTAATTGAGCTTGAGATTTCAGCATATCTGACATACTTTGCTGTGCCTGTCCTGATGCACCATACCCCATTTGGTTTATATCGCCCATGCCTTGTAATCCTTGTCCATATAGTCCCATTGCATTGTTTAAATATTGGTTGTAATCCTGGCTTGCTAATCCACCTATTTGACCAGCCATATACTCTTGCTGTTGTGGGCTTCCCAAGTATCCACCTGCAGCGGCAGCATTGTTTCCTGCTTTCGTCATTTGATCTACATTATATTGATAGCCAGGGGATTGCTGATAACCAGCACCAATTTTTTTCATCATAGCACCGGGATCATTCATTAAATTTTGATATTGACCTTGCAATGTTCCCATTGCATTTTGTCCAGCCCCAATATATGGCTGCAAATATCTATCAATGCCGGGTTGTATTTGAGATAGATAACTATTAGATTGACCAGTATTAGGGGTTGTTCCGCGACCTCCAAAAAGACCATTAAATATATCTCCTGCACCTTGACCAATCTGTCCCCAAGCGCCGTTTCCTCCACCATTGCCGCCAAATCCTTGTAAGAAATTTCCTGTATTGTCTTGCCATCCCATATAATCACCTAATTTTTATTGTTATTGCGATACTCCTGCAACTCCATTTGTTAAAACAAAACTACCCATGCCCCAAAATCTAAATTGAAAAATTAATTCATTATATCGACCTAGATTATAAAGGTTTAATACGTTTCTTCTGTTGCCCCATTTGTTAAGATTTATTCCAAATGGATTGCCAAATGTAATCCCACCATCAGATGAAGTGGATACATCAATCCTAGAGGTTAACTCCGTAGTTATATACGTAACACTATTGTCTATTAATTGATCAGTATTATCGTCTATTAAATAATTTCCATTATCATCGACAAGCAATAAGTCAGTAGTAGTAGTAGTTATTGTATTATGATCTTCTGTGCCCTGCTCAATAGGAAAAGTAATAGTATTAACGACAAATGGCGATCTATCTGGTAATGCTGATGTGGGAGTTATAATTATCCTAGGTATTTCTCTACCATTTGCTGTGTTAAAAACATCTGATAGTTGATACAGATTCGCATCATCAGAACTAATGAAATAATAATCGTTATTAAAAAAAGCCACTCTTCGTGCTATATGGTGGTTCTGGTCAGGATCGCATAATGTATAAAACTTTTTCACAGTAAAATCATATGTGAAAGTTACATTATCGCTTGGATCTGCAAATGTTAATTGATAAAATGTATGACCGTTTTGTTTGAAAATAAAACCAAAAGAGTTTTCAGGATTAACCAATTGCGATAACCGATAGTTTATTCCATCATCTGATATTTGGATTGCTGATCCACCTGAACATACCATTATTACCGGACCTGACTTTTCATTACTTCCAAGCCATGCAACAAACTCATCACCTGTTGCTATTGTTGCTGCATTTAGACATCCATAATCTATGCTATAACCACTATTTCTTTGATAAGGGAATAACTGAAGCCCTAGATCTGTCCAAACTTCTGTTACGGTCTTGCCCATTATAAGAATTTGTCCTGTTTTACTGGGCACTCTTGCACATGCCATAACGTTGTCTGGTTTTGTTTGGAAAGTTCCAACTTGTTGCGATGATGGGGTAAAGCCGCTATTTAAAGTAACAGAAAAAGTAGCTCCATTACCAAACCCACCTGTTACCCCATAAACAATAGCGCTATCATAACCAGATCCAGAATCAGTAACTGTTACTGTGGCTACAGCAGTACCACTTAATGTGGCTACTGTTACTTTTCCATTATTTCCACTAGTAAATGATAAAACATCACCAACATGGTAGCCAGAACCGCCATTAACTACTGTGGCTGTATCTATAGTAAGTAAAAGAAAGTCTGACAGTCTCCATTGAGGCAATCCATTACAGGAGGCTATGAATCTATTGTCTTGAAATGTTACGTAACCAGCACTAAAGTCTATAGGCAGCATTGAAAATGCGCTTGTAGAGTAATCATAAACATAAAGATTTTGTTTATCACAAAACATGATTTGAGATAACAAATTCTCATCTATAAAGACATCACCATCTGATGTGGACAAACTATCCACGTAATTAACAATAGGAACTGCTCCCTGAAATACAACGCTATATATGTTTTGTCCTATTACAAAAAAAGCCTTTCCAGAACGAGAGCTATAAAATATTCCTCTACCAGTACCTGAAGTTATTTCCGTATGTACAGCCTCATAACCAGCATAGTTAATCATCCATTCATCGCTCTGAAACATGTTAAAAACTTGCTCTCGAGATATTTTCGGATATCTTCCAAACTTGTTTGAGCAGACTAATTGTAATGGCAATTGTTGCATTATTAACTACTCGGGGTAAAACCTTTACCCAAATTAACTTGCGCCCAATTAATGGAATTCTTATCATCGTACATATCAAGTTTGCGCGTAGTTAGGTCTATAGGGTTCATATCGTTTAGATTCGCTGCTATCCGATCTGAAACCGCTTTTAACGCTAAATCAAATGGCGCACCATAATAATTACATATTTCTTGAGCAAGCAAATACCTCAAATACCGTATATAAAACAAATCATATGTAAGTAATAGATCCTGAGTTAGTTGTCCTGTTGTTAATAAAGACAGAGCAAACTTACCCCATATTTTAAAAGGATATGTGGAGGCAGGAAGAAATTGCACATACATATTGCATCCGCCTGTAGTTCTTTCAAAAGAAACGTTAAATGGCAGAGCAATGACTCCATCAATACGAGTTGTTGAATGATATTCGCGCCTACTTAGTTGGCTAGTTGCATATCGTACAGTAGTATCATTAAATGTAAGTGAGAATGGCTCTACAAGATATGGAATAAAATATAATTCCTGTCCTATCACAGCAGCAGTAGTATATTGCTTGTAATATGGGATCATCTTGGTATTGATAGAGGTTTCTGACAATACTTCGTTTAATAAATCTAAACCAACTGCTATATCATCGCCTCCTACTGTCTGAAAGTCTTTTGATCTGACCTTAGACAGATAGAAGGCGTTGGTAATCAGTTTATTAACTGAATATGGCATATTTCATCCCTAAAATATGTCGTAAATACTTAATACTTTATACGTTATAAGTAAACGACTTTACCCAAAGTGCGCCCACATCACCGCTATCGGTTAATACGTAGTCAACACTTTGATCACCACTATCTAAAAAAGCTATGCATGCTAGGTCTGCTACTTGTTCTTTAGATACAATTCCACCACTTAATACTGCAAACCCAGAACTAGCTGAACCAGTAGGTCTTAAAGTAATAGAATCACCAGCACCGGTACTAGCAACTGGGATGATACTAGCAATAAAATGCACCATTGGCGTGCCAATTGGGGCAACCACATCTGCCAGACTAACTGCAGTAAATGAAGCATCTCCACCACTAGCCAATACGCTAATAGGAGCATCATAAATAAATTCTCTATTGCCATATTTCCCATTGGTATAAGATAAAATAAAGTTAGGAACTGAGTTAGTTGCTTTAATGTCTACCATCCTAAAGCTATCGTATCCATTAGGAAGGAAGGGAGCTGTAGGAGATAAAGAAATTAAACCAGCAGGAGGATTAAAGCCACTAGAATCACCAATAACAAAGACGTAATAGATTGAAGAAGCCGTTAAAGCAGCAGCTGTGTCTATTCCATTTATTCCTTGTGCAGTTCCGCTTATAGTAATAGCATCTGGAACAACCATATCTATAATATTTAATGAATCAGAACATGATCCAGTATTTAAAGTTAGTGTTGTTACAGTTGCAAAGCTTGCAGTTAATCCATTTATATACGACACAGGATTACGAGATCCTGGTATCGGAATATTAATTGATTTTAAAGATAACGACATATAGTCACCTCATACTAAACGTTGTAAGTGAATGATTTCACTAAAAGCACCAAAGTATCTGTTGCTGCGGTAGATTTAAGGCTAACGCTTGCCGCACCAGTAACTACAAATGCAGTACATTCTAAATCAGCAATTTGAGCCACAGCAGCTACTACACCACTTAACTTAGTCTCATTCCCAGTGCTTCCGGTTGGTTGCACATAAGCAATATTACCTGCGGAATTAGGAGTGAATGTAGCTACAAATTTAACGCTTGGAGTGCCTATAGGGGCTACACAAGCAGTCAATGGCAATGCCACATAGCTAGTAGTTAAGGCAGAAGAGCCAGTAGTCAAAGGAGCATCGTAGATAAACTCTCGGTCTCCATATTGCCCGTTTGTATAAGACAGTAGGAAATGACTAGAGCCATCAGTTACTTTAATGTCCACCATTCTCCAACTATCATAGCCATAAGGCATGATAGGAGCTGTGGCAGATTTAGAAAGCAACGCAGCTGGTGAATTAAATCCACTTGAATCACCAATTACAAAAACATAGTAAAAAGTGCTTACAGCTAATGCGCCGGTATCTATACCATTAACACCAACTACAGCAGCGTTAATAGTAATGGCTGTATCAACAACCATATCAATGTAATTAAGCGAATCTGAGCATGCTCCTGTGTTTAAAGTTAATGTGGTGTTACTTAACCAATCGGCAGTAAGACCATTTACGTATGACACAGGATTTCTCGATCCGGGTACTGGTTTGTTAATTGAACTAAAAGACATAATAATTACCTCAAATTTTATAATTTATATAAAGGGCGGGTACGGTTTGTACCCACCCCTTAAAGTTAAGTTACGGTTTAGCTACGTTTCCAGCCAATGGTAAACAAATGCGTTGCGAGTAACGGGATAGCAATAAAGCACCCCAAATTACGTCATTAACCAACCATTTTTGGTTTTGACCAAAGACAGCACCGTAATACATACGTAAAGATACTTTCGTTTCATCATCAGTATCAACGGACGTATCAAACGGACGCTCATCATCTAATCTTGGTATAGCCACGTAGAATGCTTTGCCGCAAACACGTAGACCACAACGATGTGATGGGAGGAACTTAGCCGTCATACCAGCTAAAATCGGTCCGCTTATGTTCTGTAGAGCATTACCTGCAACTGAACATAGACCTTGACCTTCTGTATGAGTATTGGTAATTATCTGCACAGTTACGTTGCTGCTTGAATCTGCATCAGCAATAGCACGGAATTGTACAGGCTGATTTGTCGGCATATGCCCATAGAAAGTTAAGGCATTTATGTTTGCAGCAGGTAGGAAATATCCTAAATCACCAGCTTTAACAGCACCAAGATGAGAGCCAGCACCACTAAACGTGATAGCAGTTACATTCGCTCCAGTTGGATCATTAGTGCTAACAACAGTTAACGTGATGTCATTTTCACCAAGATAACCAGCAGTATGCACTGGTAGATAGTTTGAACGATAATATTTAGTACGTGGACTACCAAATTCACCGACTAACCAAGATTGCGCTATTTCATCGTTACGAATAGGAGCAAACTGACTTAAACCACTTCCAATTATTGGTGAGTAGTAGTTAGTAGGTAATACCACACAGTGATCATCCGATGGCGCACCCATAGATATGAAGTCGCTCATTCCTTGATCTAATGCTTGATAAGAAAGCAACCCTGTCGTAGTATAATCAACAAACCTTGTTGGACCAGATAAATATTGTGGTTGACCATAAGTAGAAACATCTGGACGCATATCAGTAGCAGAGCTATTAACGTGCTGAGCAATTGCTTGCTCTACTTTTGCACCTAATTCTGAAACCATTCCTTTACCGGTGGCTTTCCAGAATCCGTCTTTGTCCATGTTAAAAATACGTTGCTGATTAGTAACTGCAACTGCAACATTTGCAGCTCCGATAACCGATAGATGTGCAATGTTTTGACGAATAGGCTGCGCAGAAACGACTAATCCAGCATTAGCTACAGTTGCCATTGGCAATGCAACTCCTATGGTGTCGCCTAAGTTAGCAGGTATTTTTTTATCAAAATCAGTGTAATCGTGGTTACAAATATCACTAATAAAGCAGTTTTGGTTTAAGAAGCCAGGAAGTTGTGCATCACTATTATAGGTCTGCACTTGTTGTAAATAATTAATTGGAGATCCCATGTTACCCTCAAATGTTTAAAATTTAATTAACCTTTGGGTAACGGGATTCGCTATTTAGAACTTAAATAACGAACTCTTGCGTTTCTCAGAAACAGAAGATGTTCCATCACCCAATCCATATGATGATGGCTTTAATTGAGGAGGAGGCTCAGCCGCTTTCGGCTTTGCCAGTGCTTCTTTATTCCGTTTTATAGACTGAGATAACTTTTGCAATTCTTTAAATCCATTCATAGGATTTAACATTGTAACGGCTAGCAAATTAGCAACTTTTGTGGGATTTGCATCGAAATCATCTACCACGTCCGTCACATTATCTAGTGAGTTAAGCATTGGTATTAGAGGGTGATTAACAGGTAATTGTCCTAAGCCAGAAGATTCTATTTTCTGACCCATTCCTGCAGCCTGTACTTTTGTTAGAAAAGTATTTACTGCATTTTGCTGTTCAAATTCCTGTTGTTCAGCCTGCTGCCGTTGCTTAAAGTTGTTATATAATTGCTCTTCAGTTAAACCAGCAATATTTGCTTGTTGTTCTGA